TTCTTGGTTCCCCCGCCACGCATCGACTGGAATGAGTGGTGGTTTTTGGGTGTAAAACGTGTACGGGAAGGTAGCAAAACTTTTCAGGCGTCGAACGGGGACTTCTTGGTTCCCCCGCCACGCATCGACTGGAATGAGTGGTGGTTTTTGGGTGTAAAACGTGTACGGGAAGGTAGCAAAACTTTTCAGGCGTCGAACGGGAATAGGGTGTTGCGCGTACCAGCGGTCGAGGTTGACCGGCGTAGTGGAAGAAAGCGCCTTCAGAGGAACGAAGTTCGCTTGGTATTGAATCTGTTTTGTAAAAACGATGGTAGGATTACCACCCGCATATTTTGCCATTGGTTTATTTTACCACTACCTAGTAGCCAACCATTGATACTCTTCGACCAATCGAAGCAGTTGGTACTCCGTCATTTAATCCAACGATTGCAGTGGCAATAGTTCCCGTCGCATAGAAAGTCGATGATGAATTTTGGTTATTGTACTCTGTACTAATCCATGTTGAAGAAATAGCCGAATTTGATACACGAGCTTCATCAAGAATTGCCGTTGCGTTACTACTCATGAATGAACCTCCAAGAGAAATTGGATATGCAGTCGCGTTAAAAGTTCCTGAACTTGCTACCGCAGTTGTTGAAAAAGCGACCCCGTCTAAATATCCTGAAATAGTATTCCCTCCATTATCGTATACAGCATGAAGATTATGCCAAAGGGTAGTGTCATTCCCAAATGAAGTAAATGCAGTTGCGTCAGAGGCAGTGCGTCGAATGATTGCAATACGAGGTGACCCACCATTCCATTGAGGAATCATAGCAACGGCCATACCTGAAGCATTTGCATACGGGAGAATAAACAATCCTGGGTCTCCATTGCTTACCGACAATGCAAGGTTCATTTTGAAGCGCACTGACATTGTGAGGTTCCCAATTGAAGTTAAAATACCCGTGGTAGTAAGTTCTGTTGTATTTCGAATTGAGCTACCCATATCAATACCACGCCCCATAGGCGAAGCTACGTAGCTTTTACTGGTGGTATTTGTAAGCGTCAGAGCATTCCCTGTTGCATCATTGGCGTTCCCCGAGGCTTCATTCAAGTGATAGATCGCGCGATAGCCAGTCCATACGTTATTCCGGCCGAACGTCGCACTGACCGAGTAGTCAGAACGCACCCCGTCCACGTCGATAATAATGACCGTATTCACTGACGCCGAGAGAGTTCCGGTATATTTCACGTGTAATTCACCAGTATTTGTTCCGCCGGTTACACATGAAACGACTTCGCGCGGAAGTTCCGTAGTACCGTCGATTTTATAGCACCGAATGTCTCCGCCACCGCTTGCTACAACCGACCAAAACCCTGCTGGCATATCAGCAAGGTTAATGTAAACGGGGAAATCTGTCTGGTCGGCCGTTACTTTTGTCTTATCAATGGTGACAGAGAACTGTGCCATTTAATTATGCAATCTCTTTTACAGAAAATGCGTTATTGCGGTATTTAATGAGAATTTGTTTCTCGGCAACAGTAGTTGTGCCGGTGTACTTGGTGGCAATGGCTGAATTGTCGTTTTGGAAGATGTTCCCAATCACGACCGCAAATACGTCACCAGTTTCAAGACTCCGCACGTAGTCAGTGAGGAGTTCAGGGAATGACTTCGTTACGACTTTCTGCTCTGCCCAAATCCCTGAAGCAATTGCGCCGTCTGGACTCTCGATAATCTGTGCCGTTCCGAACACGTTGTCAGGTGACACAACGTTTACGTCATACTTTTGCATGTCGTCTACCTTTGAAACGAGCGTGAGTGTTGTTTCGTCGACTGACCAACCTTTGCTTCGGTAATCTTCAATGAGTTCTGGAATTGTTGCCATTGTGAATGTGGTTATATTTATATAAGTTTAGTGCCGTCTGCTCCGAAAAGCAAGACCTCATCTTTGTATTTCGATTTGTTCAGTGACAAATTGCCGTCCATGAGGTCAAGTTTTTCCTCGAATGGAATGCAAATATCACACTTGTGTGCCCCGCAGGTAATTTTTTTACACTGGGTGCAGTAGGCTCGACGCTTTCCACTTCCTCGCATTGAGATGAAGTGCGCCTGACAGTGACAACACTGTAGGGTGTGCGCCACTTCTTTCCCGTCCATAAGCAAGACTCCAGAAGGATTCTTCTCGTATTGTGCGAGTGATAAATCAATTGGAGTCTCCATTGCAGAAAGGAATTATTCCTCGTACTCAATTGTACAGTTAGTGTTCACCGGAGTACCGTTCGTCGTGATAACACGAAGAGTGGCACCGTTAGCGGCCGTTGCAGGGAGAACAAGTTCTGCACCTGGTACAGCTACCCAACGGAAGGTGGCACGCTGGTTGAGGGCGAAGTGGAGCAAAATTGCACCGGCGGTAAAAGTAGGTTCAATAGTGTGAGCCATACCAGCCGAAGCAAGTGCCGCCGGATCTGCTGGGTCGAGAGCAGTCGGAGTGACCGCAGTCGAGGTTCCGGCCGCAGTATGGCGTTGAAGCACATATTTAGCGGCCATATCAGCAGGGGTTGCGTCAGACCCGAAAATCAGGTCGTAGATTCGTGGGCGGATAGTAGCAGCCGAAGTCAATCCGAGGATTGAAGTGTTGGCTGTGTTTGTATCCTGACCATCAATCGCATAGCGTCGTGCCATTTGAGTTTTGGTTAATCTTAATAATGCTCTGAAGGAGGACAACCCTATTCCTTCCTCCCTCATGTAGAGAGAGGAAGAGTAGGGTTATACCTCGATTAGAGGTTAAACCTTTGCAAACAAGTATGTACCTGCTTTGCGTCGTTCATCAATCACTTTCGCACCGTAACAAGTCAATCCTTTGAAGTTGTTACCGAATCCACCGATGAACGGTTCCATGCCCGATTCAGTGAATGCCATTGCCATAGTGATAAAGGCTTTATGGCCAGCGAGACAGTAGTAACCAGTGGTGTTGTTACCAGCTACCTGTTCGTTCGAGTAGAGCTTGAACCCTGCTACGTAACCAACAATACCCTTCTGAATCACATTCTCGTAAGCAGTATCAACTGCGGTTTGGAGCTGTGCTGATTTGAGGAGCAAGTTCGCTACGATAGAAGGAAACGCCGCCCAACGGTCTTCGGCTGGAATTTCAGCCGAATCGAGCTTGGTCTTCATATCCACGAGGTAATCGAAGATGGTGGTCTTCGTTACAGTGATTACGGTAACGGCTTCGATGGTATAGGCAGAACCTCCCGAGATTGCTCCACCAGTGTAGGCAGAGGTCTGGTCGTCCATGTCGTCTTCAATCACAATGTTTGTGGCATCTGTGAAAGTCTTTACGCGGTACCACTTTGTGTGTCCAGTAGCCTTGAATCCAAGACCTACCATGGCCGCAGTAAAGGTTGTACCGACTCCCACTACTGCACCAGTACCAGTCGTAACTGTTACGGTTCCAGTCGTGTAATCAGTACCAACTCGGTTACCGGCTCCCACTTTCGTGTAGAGACCGAGGACGAAGTTGTCGACTGTACGAGCAAGTACTTTACCGGCTGTATCAATCAGTGTACTCGCTGGGTCTTCAGCATACGAAGAGAACTTCGCAAAACTTTCAACCTGGAAGTAGTACGCTTTCTTCTGGTTCACAATCAGTACACCTTCTGATTCTGTTGGTGTGTCCACTGTCATAGCGACACCGGTGTAGTTCTTCAGGGTGAGCGCACCGAACGTAAGAACGTTCAAGCGGTCTGCACCACCTCCCTTAATTTCTCCTTCGTAGTCCTGGTTCGTGATGTCAGGTGCGATTGCTCGCTGGAAGAAGATTCGGAGAGTGTTCTTGGCGAACTTCTCTCCCACGTTGGTACCGTAGGTAGCCATTCAATGCGAATCTTAAAACTGTGGAGTCTTTGTAACGATTACTTTATCAACCCGCGCCGTACCATATCGTTGTACTTTTTATGGTCGGTGGTTCGAAGGCGAGTCAGTTCTTCGTCTGACATCTGGCCGTCTTTTCGGGTTTCTGGTGGCATGTCTCCACTCGGGTTTCCGCGTTCGAGCGCAGGGGGCGTCTCCACGGGTGGGACGACAGTTTCAACGGCGGTGATTGGCGTAGTCTCGAAGAGGAAGGCATTGAGCAAGACTTCGACTGACGCGCCTTGATTATTTGGACGAGTTGCGAATTCATAGAACTCGTTCTCTTTTCCTTTCAACCGTGGCTCGGTACTAATGTACTCGTCGAGTTTCGTGAGAGTCTCACGTTCTTGTTCAAGTCGCTTCATTTCCAACGTACGCTTGTTCTCTCGGGCTTCGAGAATGGCGAGACGACGCTCGGCATTCTTTTCGCGGTCAGAGAGATACTCCCAATCGCTGAACTTTACCATCATTTCTTCGTCAGTTGGGACTTCCTGTTGTGTAATATCCCCGAGAATTTTTTGCAGTTCCTTGAATTGAGATTCAACGATCTGATTGCGCCGAGTAGATTCTGAAAACTTTAATTTGTAGTCAGGCTCTGGTTTCGCCTCGGGTGCCGTCGGTACGACCGGTTGGGCTGGAGGCGTTACTGGTGGAACAGGTTCCACGACTGGCGTCGGTTCTGGTGTCTTCTCTTCACCTTTTTCCGGAGTTTTTTCTACAGTGACCGGAGTAACTGGAGGCGTCACCTCTGGGGTGGTTTGCCGTGGGAATGCGTTAATGATAACACGAGCTTCCCCTTCTGGCTTAAATTCTACTGGGTTCATTGTGTATTGTGACCGTCCCGTGTTTCAGGGGTTTGGCATTATGCTTCTGACAATGGACTACGCTTCTTTTTCGTCACGAGTGGCCTGAATTGCTCGGGCGAACTCGGCGACACTCTTCAATCCTTTTACTTCAACGTTTTCTACTTTGGCGATTTCCTTCAATCGTGCGAGAGAGAGTGACTTCAAATCATTCTCGTCTTCGACTGGAGCACTGAAGAGTTCCCCCTTCTCGTGCAAGTCAATCATTTCAGCGTATCGCTTCTTCTGGTCGTCGTTCATGTACGAACGTCGTGCCATGAGGAATCCCTTTTCGTCGTCCGTCAGACTAGCTTGGTCTTTGGCCAAAATAGTCTCGAACATTTCTTGTGATGTTGAATCCATTTTTGTATGAGCTATGCGAATAATTATACTTCACCACTATGTAGCTGTGAAGCTACTCAACTGCTTCTCTATGTACTGGCGAGCACGCTCTGGTGAAGTGACAAAGTCTCGGAGCATAATGTAATTTTGCAGTCGAGCTTTGAGGTGGCGTTCTCGTCGTCCGCGGAATACGAGATTCGCAAACGTTACAGGTGGGTTTTCGTGACCGGTGAGTTCTCGTTCGAGTGACTCAATCATGGCGTTCACGTGGTTCTCAATGTCCGAGAGGGTGAGTTGCTTGATAGCCAGCATCTTCGCCCACTTGTCGAGAACCTCTGATTCGGCCGCAGTGAGAGTGTTGCGGTCGACTCCGTATTTTTGTAGTAATTCTTCGAGTATCATTCAGGTATCTTTAGTATACCCTATCCAACCGGTGCCGTGGGTGTAATTTGGGGATTACTTGGATTAGCGGGGAGAGCCGGATTAGCTGGTGGTGTCTGGGCTTCAAAGTTCATAACCTCATCAATCTCCTCCTGGGAGAGACCGTCAATCAAATCGAGAGCCTTTTTCTTCATGATTTTCTCCAGCGGAACGTTGTTCGGGAACATACCAGCAACGGCCTGGATTTTCTGCACCGCTTCGATATTCTTCTGGGCACGTTCAGCGGTTGAGGTCACCTTGCACACGTAGCCCGCTTCATCTTTCCAGTCAGTCGTCGAGACTGTCTCTTTGAAGTAGTTCCCCTTCGACGATTTCTTGTAAATCTCGACGGGCTTAATCCACTGCTCGTTGGCCATGAGGAACTTGTACCACTTCTCACCGAACTGTCGGCGAGCCACGCGGTAGAACTTCGCGACTGACGTGATACGGTCATTAGACGACTGGAGCATGAGTTTCACTTGGCCGAGCGTGACGTCTTTGCCTTCCTGTACGCCCTTCTCGGTAGCGGTTGACGCAGTAGCTTTCTCGACCATACCAATTACGAATGACATTTCGTCGAGACTTTCAGAGAGTTCTGGAATGTCGATACGCTTGGTCGTCTTGTTAGGGTCTCCGGCGGTTGGGTACCAGCCCCATGGCACTGGCTCGTACGTCTGTGGAATCCACTTCTCTGAAGCAGTCGCGTCGTAGAGCGTCATACCGAAGTTTCGGAGCGTACGGTTTTCCACAAGTTGTGAGAACCACGAGTTCAGAATCTTGTTTGGTGTACGGACAATGTCCCCCACACCATCAGAGTACACGTCGGTTTTTTCAATGTCGTCAGCCCATGAGGAGAATGGGAAGAAGTTAATGGCGAGCAAATCTTCGAGTGGCTTCATAATCAGCACAAACTCGTCGACTGTTACACGGTACCAAATCACGAGCTTCTTGCGCTCTGGTGACCAGACCTTCATGTAGTGCTCCGTCAATCGAACGACGGCTTCACCGAGTTCTGGAGCTTCAACTTGCCAGAGTCCCATGTCTTCGAGACGCTGGTTGCGCGCTTGCATCTGACGAATGTTTTCTTCTGAACGAGCAAGTCCCATGGCTTCGGCGTACTGGAGTTTGATTCGGTTCACTACGTCTTTATCGTAGAGTGGGTTTGATTCAAGCTGTGAGAGTGACCGGAAAATGTTCAGGTGGCCTTGGTACATAGCAGTCCCGTCAAGATCAGATGGGTCTGCGTACCGGTCAACAATCCAGTCGTACGGTTCGAGCACTTCCGCGGTTGGGCGTCCGTCAAACAGATTCAACTTCATGGTCGAGCGACCATACAGTCCTTCCTGTTTTTTATCGACAATATCTTTAATCTCGAAGTTGTCCTCGACTACCCACCACTTCCAGTATTCATTGAGGAAAATTTCTTTTTGTTTGTCATTTCCGAGTGACTCGAAATAGAGGTCAGGGAACTCGTCCATCTTTGAGAGGAGAGTACGAATGGTCTCTTTCATCAGTGGCACATTCACGCTCTGACGCTGGGTCAGGCGGTTCAACTGGGTTTTATCTCGGTAGAGTGAGTATGTCTCACGCCAGTCGGGGTGTCGTCGCTCCTGATACTGTGTGGCTCCGTCACAATACTTTTTCGTACGAATCGACATTTGATTTTCGTCGTACGAGATTTTGTTATTATCCATTCATGTATATTAAAATTCTACCACAACTTCTGTCCTTGTTGAAGAATTATAGCAGGGTCGACTGGTTTGAAGTCCACTTTATTACCCCCACCAGTTGCATCAAAGAACGTGAGCATGAGACCGTCAGCCACGTCGGGAGACTCTTCGCCACGTCCACGCATATCCTCTTTTGATTCAATCACTGTGAGTCCTGCTCCGTTCTTTTTGTAGCGAATGCGCGTGAGTTCAGACCAGTCAACCTCGGGGTCGAGAGCACCAGTACGCTTCACCCAATTGGCGAGACCATTGCGTCCTGCGTAGAGTTGAGCACGGAGGTTTGCATACTCGGGCATCTCTTCGTCTTTTTTAGTTTTCGGGTTATAGCCAATTACCTTCTCGGTAGCAGGGTCACCAACACGCACTTTGTTTACGTTTTTGTACCCCGCCTCTTTCATACGGTCAGCGACGCCACCCCCGACTCCTACGTCGTCGAGTGAGACGTCTTCTTCGTCAATGCGGTGGGTTCGCATGAACCCCTGCGTCTTTCCGGCCACACTCATCAAATCGTCGTCGTGGTCTTTCTGCAAAATAGTCGCGTAGTTTTCACCACGGAGTGCCCACACATTGAAGTTACGGCCACCACGGGCAATATCATTCCCGAGTCGACGTTTTCCGAAGTGCTCGGCTTTGTTCCAGCGTGCGGTGGCCGCTTTAATGTCGTCTTCCGTGAGTAGGTATGCCCACCCTTTATCATCAACCGATGTAGCAGACGGAAACTTGCACTCGTAGAGCACACTGAAGAATGAGTACGGACGGTTTTCTTCAATCGTCGACTGGTTCATACGTCCCTCTTCAATCCCTTGGTAGCAGTCAATCACGAGCTTCAGATACTTCGGGTCATTGTACGAATCGAGGAAGTGGTTCCGGTTGAACGGGTTACCAATCTTGAACAGGAAGTTTTCGTTCGGGTTGTCTCCGAGCATACGCATGACGAGGGAGTGTTCACTGTTATCAATCAGTGACGATTCGTCTTCGATAATGTTTGGCGCACCAAACCCAATCGCTTCTTTGGCTGAACATACGAACACTTCACTCATGAGACCATTCCCGAGGTCAAACGAAATGTGGTTTTTGTTTCGATTCCGACGAATCGCTTCTGCACTGTCCCCGCGCTCCATACGGAATTTCGCGGCCGTGTACTCGGAATCAAAAATGTGGCTGTTAATGTAGCCCATGATGATTTTCGCTTTCTCTTTACTCCCCGCTACGATTGCCCACTTCTCGGGAAAGGTCGCAACACGTGTCAGCACGGCGAGCGCAACCACAAACGACTTGCCGTACCGCGTAAATATCATGCAGTGCACGCGCGGGTGGAGCTTCATGGAGATAATCGCAAAGATACAGCACTGAAGGGGAGTGAGGAGTACCGGTGTGCCGTCTTCGTTCTTGTACATCTGGCGGACGAGACGAAAAATATCCTCGCGCATTTGCGGGGACACTAAATCGAGGATTGCTTGGTCAATGATGTCCATTTAGGTTTTCCACTTACCTTTGCGACCGTTTGGTTGCTTCTCTTGCAGTCGAGCTATACGTTTTTTCATGCGTTTTTTGAATTGGTAGAACGGCTTACTTGTTTTCTTGGAGCGGTGTTCCCTGTGACGGTAGCCTGACTCTGGTTGAACGAGTGCTTTTGCCTGTCGTGCCATTAGTATCGCTTGATAATTCTACCAATATCACCGGTACTTGGCACGACGACCAGTACCTTGTCGCTGATAATCACTTTAATGAAATTCTTTTGCAGTTTCCCCGCAAGGTAGCAGAGAATTACCCGTCCATTCTCCAACTCTACGCGGAATCGTACGTTGGGGAGCATTTCCAGCACCTCACCTTTGATTTTCTCGTCCATTATTTCACGGGAAGTTTAACGAGTGGCACGAGTTCAGGGTTCTGGAACTCATTCCCGAGTAATTCAACTGACTGTACGTCGAGCATCTGTCCAGCATTCAGTGACGGTACCTGAAGCATGAATGCACTCATGTTTGATTCCCACCGCATGATGCCATAGTCGACAATCATCGAGCCGAATTCATTCTTGATCTGCACTTTACAAATGTCGCCTTCAAAAATTGGCTGGTTATTGACGTCTTGTTTACCCGAGAACCACATGAGTACCACTGCAAACGGCATCTCACGGTAGCTTGGGAGACCATCAGGCGTAATGGTAAAGCCAGTTTTTACTAGTTCATCAGGCATAAGCATGGTCTGTGTATCGAGATTCCACGCTCGGTACGCTCGGGGGAATTTTGTTGCTTGCATTTAGGCTCCGTATTTCTTATTGATAAAAGCGCGAGTGGCATCGAGGAACAAACCAGTCCCCCGAGTGAGTCCGAGAGGCTTCAGAATCTCGTCGGCGTACTTCTCTTGGAGCTTGGCGACTGCATTCTGTGTCATTCCACCGTAGTAGCGAGTCGGAGTCTTAATGGCGAGGCACCCTTCGAGGACGAGAATCTTCTGAAGCACCTGTACGTCAGCATCTTCCATACCATTACGGAGGTTTTTAGTGAAGGTGTAGCGAATAACTGGCTCCGGTTTGAAGTCGAGGTCTTTCTGGTCAATCGTAAAGCCAGCCCCGTAGCAACGAGCTTTGAAAAACGATTCGCTTACAAGGCGCAAATTGCCCTGTTTCCCGAGTCCAGTACCCTGACCTGCTGAATCCATCACGAGGAGGTGTTTTACCCCGTTTACCGTGCAGAAATCAATGGCTGTGCACTGGTGTCTGCCGGTACTCGGTGTGTATAAATCAATTTTCGTGTTTACCACTTTCGGATTGGTATTCCACCACTCTTCCCGTGAGGTGTTATCGAAGTACCAGAAGAGACAGACGGGTGTTCCGTTCTGAATTTGGAGAGCAATATCGTTAATGGTGAAGGTGTCCCACGTGAATGATGTTCCCGCACTGTACTGCTTACGGGCTTTCAGCATCTCGTCAGTGACCGTATACGCCTCGTTAATCACTGATTCTTTGGTAGCGGTACTTGGGAGCTGTGATTCGAGGCACGTGCCGTCACGCATGATTTTGAAGAGGTCAGGCATACTCATACCCTCGGCTGGACGATTGGCACGTCGGCAATACACGTCACGGCGAGAGAATACGACACGCTTGCCCGTCTCTGCGAACTCTGCCATTTCAAGAGCAATTCCTGCGTACTCGGAAACGCAACGAGACGTCTGTCCTTGGGAGATAGACGTCGCTTTGATATTCTTTTCCATTTCGTCGATACTCTTTGGTTTCCACTCGACGGGGACTCCGACGGACGCGAAGGCCTCTTGTGGACGGAAGTCCTGTGCCTTCTGGTCTGCTGTTCGATAATCTATCCCTGCGCCGGTGGTGAATTCTGTTTTCATGATGTTGAACTATTGAATAATGTTGCGGAGAGTGGAATCGAACCACTTTTTCAAGGGAATGAACCTTGCGAGATACCAGTTCTCTACTCCGCGATATGGGGGAAGGAACGCTTCCCCTTTCTATCTCATTCGTAGGTACCTACTACTAGAGACGTGTGGTACGCTCCCACGCTCCGAATCCTTCATGTGTTCATGTCCCCACGGGCATGACGCCCGACAAGAACCGAGAAGGATTACGGGGCGTGAGAGCTTACACCCCTAGCTCTTCTTGAACTTTTTCTTTTCGTCCAACTTCACGGCTTTGGACTCTTTCTTCTCATGAGCTTTACTGTGTTTCGGCTCGTTTGGTTTTGATTTCATTGTATTAAATTATCCTACCTCCCACCTCATCAATTATCGCACAAGTATTACCCAATCTATAGGCAAAACCTGTGTATTACCCTTCACACGCAACGCATACCGCTTCACTCGCCATGTGAACCCTTGGCTTCGAGACTCCGACTGTTTCAACGACTGGTAAATTGAAATCAATATCAGCTTCCTCCTGACTGAAGTGTCCCATTGTACTCGATTGGTTATGTGATAAAGACAGCCCACCGAAGTGGACTGTCAGTTGCCCGCGCTGGGAGGACGTATGCGCGAGATTCAAATTCGTGGTGAGATTACCCGCCCACCTCGGGAGACGCTAGATCACCTCCTTTCCGCCAAGAGACACGTACAACATCTGTGACTCCTTTCTGTTATAGGCGACTCCGAAGGTTGTCGAGCTTGTATTCGGTCGCACACGCACTGGAGCACACGTACTCCTGAATGGTGCAACAACCGTTGTGCTTCACGACTGGCACTTCGAACCCTTCCATGAGGGTCTGGGTGCATACCGGACAGCACGGCGCGGTTTCTTTCGGTTTCAGTAACGAACGAATGTTCACGATTGCCTCCTATGAACGGGTTCCTTCTCGATTATAGCGCACTGTCTGGTTCAGGCTCCACGGTAGGCTGTGGTATCGAGACGAGTGATACGGCTTGGTTCTTCCAATCAATCTCTACCATTGCAAATTCTTCGAGTGAGGTTTCGCCGAATGTTTCTGCGTAGGCATTTACGACTGACTCTGCGTAGTGAGGAACTTCTTTACGTGAAATGTCGAGTGCGGTTGATTGGAGTGACTGCCGGTGAAAGAAAATAGCAGTGATTGGCGTATTGAAGTGCTCTTCGATAATAGCAATCTCTTCAGCCGTTGGTTCGTCTTCGGCGATTTCTTCTTCTGCTGGTTTCGTGAACTCTTCTTCGAGCCGGTCTACCCACAGAATCTGCTTACCGGTGGCAAAATCTTGGCGGATTCGGTACTCGCCTTTCACGAGGTAGTTTTGCTGTTCTCGGTAGTCGGGGGAATCAATCTCGAATGCCATGGGGTTCACTCCTTCTCCAACATTCACCTCTATAGTGTTGATACTGTACTGGTCAACGAGCTTCTTTAGTGTGGTGATTATCATTTGTTTTTATATTTACGTCTTGGTGTAGGCCAACCCCTAGTGGTAATAAAATTATTCCGAAAGGGACGTGGCTCTCCGTTTAGATAATAGTCAACGGGATTCATTGGCATTTATGCTTTGTTCCCTCCGAGATTAAGTTTGCGACTGACTGTTAATTCTTTACCCGCGTACATTTTGTTCATGTCGTTAATCACTCGATCACGAATGGCTTCATCTTTAACCACGTACGCAATCGTGATATGTGGCCGGTACCCTGCGAAAGTGTCGATATGGGGCAGGAACTGAAGTCGCTCGTGGCCTTCGAGGAGCTTTGAGGTCACTTCGATATGCCCGACAATGCAATAGTACGGCTCGTCCTTCATAGTAGATTCAAAGAACCCGAACTCTTCAATGACGACTGAATCGAGTGACCACCCTTCCATAACGGTCGCAATGTTCTCGGGTTGCTCGTTGGCTGGTGTCATGAGTCCATAGAGCAAGGTAACGTGAGGCGTTTGGTCAGCGACATACCCTTTAATCCAGAACTTCTTTTCGTCTGGTGAGGTGTAGAACGCTTCCGGAATCTCCCGCTCGTACATGAGTGGCTTTGGGATTGGTTCTGTGTCGAGCATAACGCACCCAAGAGTGGCGAGGTCGATACCTTCCTTCTCATACATAGCTTTGAACTGGTGGGCACTCAATTGGTTTTCTGTTTTCATTGCGCTGTAATTTTTATTGCTGATACTGAATCAACCGAAGTTTGAACGAGGTGAATAATCATTGGGTCTGCTTGTGCCGTCGGGGGTATGCACATAAATGAACGAAATATCATATTTTTAATAAATCTTATGGCTAATATCGAGGAATGCTTTGGTGTGGAGATACGTGAATGCTTCCTCACTATCACGTGTCAGTTTGAGTCCGGCTCTATGGAGAACGGCATTGCAGAGGTGAATACACTCATGCCCAACGTTTGCGAGTGTCTCTTTCCAGTTGTCCTCATGGTCGAATATCATGATGTACCCGCATTTGAAGTCGAGCCAGATAGACGCACCACCTTCAGTATTCTTTCCGGTCTTCCAATCGTCATACTCCATGATTTCTTTAACGAGAGCGTCAGCGTTTTTAGTTTTGAGTTTCTTTAGGTAGGTGACAGCGTCTCCCATATTTCCATTTACAACTACAATGCACTCTTGGCGATACGGGTCGAGGAATATAGGGAATACCTGCTTCTTCCCCCACTTCTGTTTTGCGGTGAGTTTCTTTTTCATTTCAGTTTATCGAATACAACGTGAACCGGACAGTCCTTTGCATACCAGAACTTCGATTCACCATTGAGCATGAATCCTTGACCCCCATAGTTTACGTCTTCAGGGCAAGTACACCCGAGCTTCATTGCTTCAGGACTCCCTGGCTTTGGTGTTTCGTGATTCATTATCGCTTGGGTGTGAGAATGTTTTTAATGTGCTCGGTCAATTCGGTGAGTTGTGGAATATCTACCTTGGTCGGGTCGTCTGCGATTACTCCGGCAATCTTCGCCATACGATCTGTAGCAGTAAGAGCAATGGGAAGGTTTTTGTTTTGATTGGCCAGTTCTGCGTATCGCTTTTTGATATTCTCTGGCTTGAATCCCTGCTCCAGTAGCATGTTGTGTTTCAGACGTTGAATGTCAACTTTAGTCAATAGAGCATAACCCATCTGTTTTGCGGACAAATACTTCTTGTCGTATTCTCCTTTTGCATCTTTGGTTGTACGACATTGAATATCGAATGCTCGAATGTATGCCAGTGTTGCGTTGTTGAAACACTTTCCGTCTTCTCCTCCGAGGTAGAGAGTAACAAAGCGAATCTGTGCTGGCTTCATCTTCTGAAGGAGAGCAGTGTATTCGTCTTTTTCTTTTTTAGTGGTTGCCATTAACGATATTATACTACCTTCTTCTGTCGTGTGCGCTTTGGTTTCTCCTTCAGTGTTTGAATCTCACCAGTCAGCGCGGTAATCAGTGACGTCTTCGCTTCGAGTTCCTTCTTCAGTTTGTCGATTTCTGGAGTTCCTCGGAATGACTGGGAGTGACCAAATGTACAGTAGAACGTTTCCTTTGAATCTCGGAGACGACTGACCACTAGTGAGTCTATCCCGAATAGGCAGTGACACCCTTCATGTGGACAGGTGAGTATCTCCATTACTCCGGTGTAGTTTGTTTGCATGGCTATAGGTTGTTTAATTCCCGTTGGTTCTCCTCTTCGCTGATTATTCTGACGCGATTGGGGTGGCTCGGACGGGGCTGGTAAATGTTTTTCACAATCTCTTGGAATCGTTCGTACGAGATACTGAAGAGACAGGGCACAATGGTCTCCTTCATAGAACAAACATAGCCGAGGCCGTGGTGGGCTTCGACTAGTTTGGCGTTGCATTTCGGGCAACGAAGATTTTTGAGGTTATTCCACTCCATTACTTTTTACTGGGTTACAAAGGCATGGACGTTCGCCGACTCCTCGCATAGTGTGACCTTCACCGTCGTCTTCGTCAGTTGAAACTACTCCAGAGCCGTCACAGATACCGTACGGGCAGAGAGTGTGTTCGTCTTTTGGTTGGAAAATGAAGGTTGGCATGGAATTAACGTCGACGTTTTACGGCTACTTTCTTCGCGACTTTTGGCTTCAGTACGAGAGTCTCTCGGGTACGGTTACACCCGCAAGTTGTGTGATCTGGGTGCTGTACTCGTCCGACGGTTACTTCATAGCCAGCAATGTTTGCGAGTTCGTTTAGTATTTTACGGACGTCGCTGAACATATCCAAGGTGTCTTTGTATCCGTCGGTTACTCTTCGATTCAAAGAGTCAATGCTTTTCGCGAAACCTTCGAGTCGAGCATTGAGTCGGTCTTCGTTTGATTTCAAATTCCGGTGGTGGTACATGACGTCTTCTTCAACTCGTTTCTCTACAATATCCAAACGAATCAAGAGATACCCCGCGAGGAGGAAGAGTACAACAATTGAAATGGTGGTAATCATAAAATTTATTCTCGAATTAACTCAATCTTGTAATGGGGCAACATTCCGCGCTGGGTGTTCAGTTCAGCGAGAGCTTCAGACGGGAACATCATCGTGACGACAGTGTCTCCGTACTTGTACTCTAGCTTCTCAATGACGCCATCGAAGGACATTACCGGAAGGTCGGCAATCATCTGCTCCAGTTCGGCTCGCACTTGGTCGATTTCCAAATCAATGTTTTTGATTTGTTGCTTGCGGTTCGACGCCGGACTGCCGTCGTCAATGGCCATTTGCACTTCGTCCTGAATCATCTGCTTGCGCCGTTCGAGGTCTTCAATGCGAATCTCGAACGGCTTTTCGTTCACACTGAAGCGAACGTTGTACTCGCGGAACGTGTGGTTCAGGCGGGTTTTCAGTTCGAGCTTCATGCGCCACTGAAGGTCGTCACCTTTCATTTCGAACTTCTTCAGTTCAAACGTGGTGGTGGCGATAATAGCGGACTCGTCAATCAGGTCTGCTTTTTTACTTGTTTTGGTCGGCATACGATTCCTTTGTTGGTTTATAGGTTCTAATAAAGTCGTATTTCACTCGGTTCTGGTACGCGATTGCGTACGCCTTCTGGAGTTCCCCGAAGGCACTCGCCGCCTCGTCGTCCATTTGCTTCAACCGGTTCCGCATAGCGGTGACCTGTTCTGCACGTTCACCGTCGATTTTCTTTTTGTGTTCGTACAATTCCTTGCCCGTGAGTTCGACTGAAGGGTCAGTCTGAAGTGCGCGGTACTGTTCATCGGTGAGTGGTGCTCGGTTTTCGAGAGCCTTCAGTTCTGCTTGCATCTGTACCTTTCGGTCTTCAACATCGTTGACCCGTTGCTCGTTCATGGCCACTTCCATGTCGTTGATATAGATGGTGGCTCGGTACCCTTGCTTCAGGTCGAAGATGTGCCAGCGACGTCCGAAGAGTAAGTGCATGGCGAATTGAAATATGTTTTGCATGATTGATTGGTTATGCCTTTATTTTACTATTGAATGAGGTGTTTTGCACTGGTCTCGTTTGGGGATAACTTGGTGGATTCTTGCTAGTCGTAGTAGTTATCGGTTGGTGGTGCCATGATACCCGTCAAGGCTTCAATTGACATAATGTATTCGGTGAAGTCGCTCTTTGAGAGACTGGCACTCGACCGCGTCATTCGTACCGGTTGCCCGAGCACGTGTTTGATTCCGCTTGATAGGAACTTACCGGTGAAGAGTTTGTGCAACGCTTCAATATCGTGCTCGCCGGTCTCTTTGCCAATGAGCGGGAGGTACACTCCCCAATAGTAGGCGTTCTGCGCGAGTGACCGTTTTGGTCGACGTGAGCTAATGTAGATGGTTACCGTCTCCCCAACTTTGAACTTATTCAATTGGTGCTGGTACCAGACTGGCGCCGAAATTTGAAGTTTTTTATTTGCTCCGTCACCCTCGACAATTTTCCCGCTGAAGTCTTTGGTCTCGACGACTTCAGGCGCGAATTTACGTTGCGTGCGCGTGTGCTTCTGTTTCTTTTTATTTTTTAGTTTTTCGGCCATGTTGAATTTTCTCGCGAGCCTCGGCGTACGTTACGAGATTACCGTACATTTCTCCAGACAAATCTTTTGCTATGCGATCGAGGAAGAGGTACTTCTGGTGGGGATTGATTGCGCTGTAGTGGGCGAACTGATTCTGGTACGCCTCCAGTTCCATACGGTAGCGGAATGAGCGCGAGACAATGTATCTAGCCAGCCACACCCATGCCAGTAGGTACGAGAATCGTTGCTGTTCGCAGTGGGTATTCTCGTGCGTAATGAGGTCAACAGGAAGGGTGTACTTGGCGTAAATTTTATCGCCGAATCCGAATGCGGTGTTTCCCCAATCGCATTTGTAGAGTAACTTCATGAGCCAAAAGTGTGGCGGTTTTTTACGTGAGATTTTCATTATTGTTTTTTAAGAATACGATTTTTATACTCCGTGAAATTATCGACCTCAATGTACTGACGAGTTTCTCGGTCGAATACAATGAATTTTTCTGGGTCAAATCCATTGATATACCTGGCTTTCATGGTCACGGACTCCACGATTTCTTCAATTTTTTGTTCAATATCTTTGTCTTTTACAAAGATTTCGTACGTGTAGTGATACCGTTCCCGCCCTCTATGGTTCGCAATTCGAATGCTTCCAAGGCGAACGTCTCTGAATTTGAGGTAAAACGAATGGTTTGCGTTTTTGTGCCATTTAATCGCACCGCATGATTCGAGTCGACTGAAAAGTATATTACTAATGTCTATTTCTTTCATAGACCAATTGCGATTACGTCCTCGACACTCCGCACGACGTGATACTGACCAGAGTGTTTTTTAATAAGTGCTTCGAATTCCTTCTGCTCCTTCGACTGTTTACCAATTTTCGTCTTCACTTCGAGGCCTATAAATGCCCCACCTGCAATAACGACAATGTCGGGGAGTCCCTTCGGCGTGTACTTGGGGAGTCGACGCATCGTGATTCCGCCCCCTGCTTTCCGGTCGAATGCCGGTATGTTGTTAAGTCGGAAGAAACACCGTCGCCTCGTTTCAAGGTACTCGCAAATTGTGTTTTGTATGTCACTTTCTTTTTCTTTTAAGTCCATTGCCCATAAATGTTATTGAGACGCGACCTCTCACGAATATAGTCCTTTGCCTTTGAGATTTCCTTCAGTTCATCGTCGGTGGCTCGATTGAGGAGAACCCAATCGAACCGTTCTTTTATATCCTTCCGGTTGGCCAGCATGTGATGCTCGTGGCATGTCGGTAGAATGCAGAATTTCTTTTGTAGCTGACGACCGGCGAATATCAGTGCATGATGTCGCTCGATTCGTCCCCCGCAACCACCTAGTCTCCCTAGGACGCATCGTGTGTAAAATGGGTCGTCGTTCAGTTCATCATTAAGCGCCTTTGGAATGTGGTTCATTGTTTGTAAATCAATGACTTCCAAATTTGAATATGAACTTTGTGACCAATCACGCTCGGAATACTTTCACCAGTCGGAGCGAGCCAACCATTTTTCTTCCCCGTCACTATGACCCCTCCCATTGCACGGTTATCATGAGTTTTTAGGGGAGAACTTCTGACAATGTCACGAAGGTCGTTGACCGTAAATGTTTCTTTTGAAATACAAAGCTGGTGAAGGTGGTGGAGTGCCATCGCTCGCCATTCTTCATGAGCATTTTCGAAACTTCGTTTGATTCCGTCTTCAGTCACCTCTTGCATTTTTTTGTGGTCGACGACGTGTTTTTTCATGCAGTCGTGTAAACACTTTATCTGCGGAACACTTTTTAGTACGACAATCGAAGGTATACGCTTCCCCGCAGAATCTGTAATTATTCTACACTCTGGACACTGGCGGAGATATGCGTTCATATCCCTGCTTGCATGATCTCGTGGCCAGTAGTATCAAGCAGTTCGACCAACTGAATGAAGGGGAGTTTGTATGCTCCGGCCGCGAGCCGGAAATCCTGTTTGAATCCTTGTTTTACGTAATTGAATGCGTAGTCGCGGACTGCCTGTTCGTCTTCACATCGAACTCCGTCGATTATAAGTGGTGGTTGCATAGCTAGAATGGAATATCTTCTGGGTTAATATCCTCGGGAGAATACTCTGGTAATACACTGCGCTTCTTTGGGTCTGGGTGGTTCGGTGATTCGTCGCGTTTTGGTGGCGTCGCTTCGCTTCCCCAATCGTCCGCTTCTCCGTTTTTGCTACTCTTCGGTGCAAACTGGAATGCTTCGCCAACGATTTCTGTACGGTAATGTTTTACTCCGTCCTTCTCCCACGTTTGGGTTTTGAGTCGTCCTTCGACCAGTAACAATGCTCCCTTCTTCAGATACTGCGCCAAAATTTCAGCGGGCTTTCCGTAAAAGACGATATTATTCCATTCGGTTTCTTCGTGAACGTTTTTATTTTCGTCTTTCCATGAGCGTCCGACGGCAATCGAGAACGTTGTCACAGCATTGCCGTTTGGCATTACCTTCATTTCTGGGTCGCGACCAACACGGCCAACGAGGATAGTTTTACTGTAGTTCATTTTTCTTTGATTTAACGCGTTCGGTTTCTAATTGCTTCACTCGTTCGGCAACAGCGTGGAGTCCTTTGAAGGCAGTGAAATCCTTGGCACTCTCTTCGAGAGAGACCCGACACACAACCAGTTCGCCGGTCTCTTTATTGAAGGAGAGCACGCCAGACTCTTCACAGTGCATTTCAGGGTGAGACTCGTCCGAGTTGACACACTTCACGTACCCCGAAAGCTGGAACCGCTGTTCATCGTACACACGCTTGCCGGTTTTGTAGTCCCATACGCCAACTTTACCGTCGACTCGGGCGAGCAAATCGAGAATCCCGAGGTATTCGACAACTGGTTCATGCGGTTGCGTATGACCAGCAAGAAGTGAGTTGTAGTACACGAGTCGCTCCATTTGCAGGAATTTTACGTCGTGGTTGTTGTAAAAATCAAGGAAGGCACTGATACCATTGAGAGCCTTTTTACGCTCTTCGTCAGGGAGGTCAATCAGCTTTGGTACATCAGGGAGTGGGTAGCCAGCAATGTCAGCTTCGGCAAAGGCATGAGCGTAGTCGTGGATAGCGTCTCCCGTCTTCCCTCCGGCCACTTTTGCTTCTTCTGGCTTCAATACCGCCTCCTGTACGACAATGAAGATTTCCTCTTTGCTGAACGTTTGACCTGCGCGGGCTTCGAAAGTTGATTTGACGTGCGTCCCGACGAGTCCGACTGCCCACGGGAGCAGAGCTTGGGATTTGTCGAGGTACTTGGTAATACCAGTACAGGATAAAATTCCGCTCCGGCCGTCGATAGTGAATCGGAAGTGGTCACCCCACGGCTTCTTTTCAATGAGTGCTCGTCCTCCGTAGAACGAGACCATTTCAACCGGCTTTTTAGGTGTTTTGGTGGACATAATTTTTGAGCATATTTAGTTGGTGCGAATAATTGTGGTGTTTGACGGTTGGAAGTACCAGTATGGCGACGCATTCGGTGTCCTTTGGAATGGGAACACCCGAGTTGTCGCAAATGTAATCTGCGTTGGCGAACCCCTTCACTTCGGCGTATGCCTCTTGGTATTGTTCGCAGAGTTGTGCAGTTTTCACTGCTTCAGCTACCGTTACGATTTTGATTCCCATATTATTCCGCGAGGTCTGCAATGTTATCGTCCACAATGTCCGACGCCACTGTGTCTTCCGAGACGTTCTTCTTCGCACTGGTCTTCTTTGCTTTCTTCAGTTTCTTCGCAACCGCATCTTCTGCTGGTGGTTCAGCGGTGTCTTCGTCTGCTGGTGCCTTCCCCTTTTTAGCTGTTTTTGCACCGGCATTACTCCACTTAAATGTCTTCGTCCCTTGACACGCGTCAATGATGTCGGTGAAGTTCGGAGGGATAACCTTCCCGAGCTGGCCGGTGCGGTCTTTCGCAATGTACTTGTCTGACGCTGGGTCAACAATGATGATGCGCTTCTCTCCGGCTTCAGGGTCATTCACGACGGTCATATAGCCCACAATGTCGACCATGTTTATGATCTCGTCCGAGAGCTTGGTCATAAGGAGCGGACGCTTCACGAGTGCCTGTTCGTCCTGCTTCTCTTCAACGTGCGCCACAATAAGGAGGTTCACGTTTGAGTCGCGCAGAATCTTAATCGTCGAGCGCATCGTATCTTTGAGCCAGCCCCAACCAGCAATGGTCGGTGAGCCGTCAGCCATAACGAGCTTTTTGTCGCCCTTGGTAATCATGTACCGCTTCAGCTTTTCCATAAGTTCACCAATCGGGTCAATGATAATGGTTTTGTATTCGCCACTCTTGGCAATGTCGAAGAGGCCTTCCATATCTGACCAGCTAGAAATTTTTGCGACGTCCATTTTAATCCCCCGCAGACCGAAGTATTTCGCTCCGTTTTCGCAGTCAACCAGTAATGGCTTTGGTGCGGTTGAAGCGAACGTGGTCTTCCCGACGCCACCGTTACCGTACACAATCATGACGATTGACGGCTTCTCTTGCGGGTCAGTGCTCTTTGTGATTTTCATAATTTATATATTTTTACGTGATTCGAGTAACTTCTCCTGTTCGTATACTTTTTGTTGGAATTCTTGCGAGAGAGGTCGGTCGATAAATTCTCCCTGATTCTCTACAATGAATAATTCTTCTTGGCAGTTTGAGCACACTCCTCCGCTCGTTCTGCACCCACAATCTTCGCAGTACCCCATACTATTTGACAGGGGAGTTAATGGTAATGCTGTGAGTCGCGCACATCTCCTCTTCCCATGGGGCGAGAGTAAATTCGGCGAACTGCTTCGACTGCTTCTGTAACTTCAGACACGAAACAACCTCACTGCGATTGAGTGAAGTTTCGATAAGAGTGAAGGCGAACAACGCGACGAGGCAAGCAATAACAATCATTGCGAATACCATCGAGAGTTCTTTAATTTGTTGCATAAGTGTTTTATTAGTGAACTACGTGCCTTTTAGGAAGGACTAACCTGATTGGTAAAATGTAATGCTAACCTTCAATCAACGCGTTAATTTTTTTGCAAATCAGTCGAATGGATTCGGCGGTCAGTTTGAATTTCTTCCCGACCTCACTCACCTCTCGATAGATTCCGTCGTCGAGTCCGTACCGGTATTTGAAGATTTTTTTATTTCTTGCAGTCACCGAAACGGTCTCCAGCTTTGTTTTTAATTCTTCTCGTTTTTCTTTCGTTATCATTACCTTTATATTCTAATTCATACCCAAATAATACGCAAGTCTACTTGTTCACATCTTGGGGATATTCTGGCAAATCAACTTTCATTCCTGCTAGTACGTGGTCTGAATCACTACAGTATTCAATCATTCCGTTGACAATAAAGTAGTGGCAAATCCGTTCCTTCCCGTCTCTCGTGAGAGTATGCTTCACAGAAGGGGAGAGCGTCGGACTATCGAAGTTTTGGTTGAATGTCCATGGGTCTTTCCCAAACATAGGTATCAGGTGCTCTTCAATACACCCCGGGCAAACGTGAATCAAGTACTGATTTTCAAATTTTATTTTCATTGTAAAAATTTATCTCGAATAGTATTCCGGAACCCCTTGAATAATTTCCATTGCTCGGTACCTTTGTCACCGTCTCGGTTGCAATCATGTTCGAGATCATCAGCCATTCGAATAATTTGTTCAATCGCGTTTTTGTGCTCCCTTCGAATGCCGATAATAACCGCGAGTATTTTTTCTGCAATGTACCGGTCTATGTCCTTTTGCTCTTCATTCAGGGCATCATACTGAACCTGTGCTTTTTCATTAAAATTTTCGGGGTTTAATTTTAGTGTAGCAGAGAGGTACCAACCGTGGAGTTGCCGAGCGGTATCCTCAATTGCTTTTTTCTTTGGGTCGTCTTCTCCTCGATTTGACTGGTTTGATTCACAATCAGCAAAGTGAAATCTATGGCAGTGGTAATTCATGCACCGGCAATGTATCCCTTTACAGTCTTTTAGTGTGTGCATTTTATTTTCTGGCTAATTTTTTAGTAATCGCTTCACGAGTCTGCCGAATTTTTTCCTGTTGTTCTGGAGTCAGTACGGTCTCGGGTTCCGGCGCTTTTGGTTTCGGCTTCTCTTGAATCACTTCCATTTTGTCCCGTCGAGCAAATCCGAGGAGGGTGGCATAGTCATTCACGTACTCTCGTCCTTTGCTTTTTTTATAGATACTCAATGCCTCGACCAACTTCTTCGCGTTCGCAACCCCGTAAAGGTTCTTCAATTTTTCTTTGTCTTCATCAGAGAGACGGACGTTTTTGAATTCCCCGTAAGGGTGCTTTTCAGACACATGCTTCTTTAGTTCTTTTGGATTTGGTTCAGTGGGTTTAGTTCTATGCGCAGAATCTGCACGGGGTATGGGCAGATTCTGCGCTAGGGTATGCGCAGAATCTGCGCTACTAACTAGCAATATCTGGTACGCATTACTGGTTTTTTTATTGTCTTTGAAGCGGTTCTCTTTTTCAATGAATCCTTCCTCAACCAACTTCGCTAAATGGGTATCAATTGCACGAACGGAGCACTTCAAATTCTCTGCGAGGAGTGCCCGAGAGGGGAAACAAGAGCCGTCAGCGTCAGCGTACGAGCAGAGCCACATAAATAATGCTTGTGAGGCAGGGGGTAAAATTTGTAACGCTTGTATGTTTGGAACGGTAACAAAAGTACCCTTTTCGTATTTCATAACCCAAATTTACCACAAACTATTTGTGTCTGGCTTGTGCACACCTGTGCAAAACTCTATTTCGACCAGTATTCTCCGTTCTTTTTTGTCCACACACGTTCTTCATCACCCCAACATGGCTTTGACCAATTCCACGGACGAGTGCCCTGTGTCAAAAAGAGGTGCACGGCGTACTCTTCATTGCCCTCCTCGGTGTGCAAATCTAGCCCGAGACGCTTTGATTCGGCTAAATGGTACGATTCATTGATTTGCCACTTTCCGACGTCCTGTGAGTTGATTTTGCCCCGAAGAACACTACCGTCGGGGTTTAGTTGGACGTTCCGTGACTCACACCACGCAATCTTTGCCAGAATTGGTACTACGGGAACTAGCTCCGGCAGAGGTTCCGGAGTAATCAGAGTGGAAGTTGCTTCAGTTTGAGCAACGACCGGCTCTGCTTGTATGGGTTCCTCTATCGTCACTATCTGCGAGAGAATCCCCGTGAGAATCAAAATAATTGAAACACGGACGAATGTACGGTTTTTTATTGGCATTGACTACGCAGTAAAGCGCAGAAAAGGGGAGTGACATTTTGTCACCCACCTATCTGGGTTCTACTTCTTGTTGAGGAAAAATCCGTACACGATAGACGCCGACCCTAGAATGGTCATAACTGTCTGGAAGTAGGGAGTGTTATGGAGGAGAACGTACACCGCACCAACAACAATAGCTGATACGAGTACAACCATTTTCGAAAGGAGGGGGTTGGAGATTTCTTTCATGAAAAATTCAATCATGAGAGAGAGGAAGGCACCGACTACTCCGATCGCGAGAAATTGATTTATGTCCATTTAATTGTGAAGTTAATTTTTAGGAATCCGTTCTTCAATAATCGTCGCAAGCCTGACGACCTGCTTCGACATCTCGCCCATACTGTTACTCAAATTATTGAATTTTGAGTCCGTGGTATGCGCGTGAGTGTTCACCTGAACCTGGAGAGCATTGATTGTGTTTTGAATGTCAGTGAATCGCTTCTCGGTTGACTCTACAAAGAATTTCATCTGCTGATTCATCAGGGCATCTTCTTGTTGTGAAGCAACTTGGGGGTCTCTGAAGTATTTATACACTCCAAAAATTGTGCCAATAATACCCAAAAGAAAAACTACATTCTTGGGAGAGAGGAGTGATTCCATTCGTTAGTTAATAAAACCTTCGGCCAGCCAAGTGTCTAGCGCGGAAGGAATGAAAATTGATAAAAATATAATTACCCAAAAGAGAGCAATAAACGCTTCCTTTATACATTGCATTATATCATCTCGATTCATTCACAAGGCTTATTTATTAACGCGGTTGAACTCTTGGAACACGGCAGGACTCACCACTTTGTTTTTAATGATGAATTTTTTCAGGTCAGCGAATTCAGTGTCCGACATCGACTTCTGGTACTCACCCAATAGTACCACCTTTTCTTCGTTCGATTGAGCAGTAATCAACGCGTCGAGCTTGGCGTCAGCTTTGCCACGGAGACGGAGTGTGTCGAAACGTTTTTCGAGGTTACGCGCTTGCGTACGGTCGCTCGGGGTCTTTGGTACCCCACCATAGATTTCCTGAATCATTTTCTTTTTGAAGGCCTGTACCTCGGCTGGACTCATGTCTTTAGCTTGGTCGACGTAGTTGAATACTACGCGACGGTTGGCAATGTTCTCGGACGCTTTCTGTGAGCGCACTTCGTTGGTGACCTCGCGCACCTTCTCCACTTCACCGTAGTTCGAGGCTTTGAGGAATCGACCAGCGACGTTCCCAATGAGAGGGAAACTGGCAATCTTTTCAGAGAGTGACGGGTTCTTTGGAACGGTCTCGTTGGTGTAGAGCTTCATGAAGATACCTCCGCCGAGTTGCTGGAACATATAGGACGCGAATGGCTTCACTCGCTCCATGCCACCGGCGAGTTGCTGTTCGTCAGTGAGAAGTGGTTGCTGACGAAAGAAGTCATACGGGTTTGCGCCACCGAGGAATTGCATGAGGTTGAATCCAGCGGTAGCGACTGGTGTGACGCCTGGCACCTGGCCACCTGCATACGAGACCATGTCGGTGTAGGTGCCAAATTCAGCGAGCTTCTTTGGGTCAGAAACAGCACTAGCCATTTTCCAGAAGATTCCACTAATCAGTCGGCCGGTTTCATCTGACGGGAGGCGAAAGTACACCGTTTTGCCGTTCTGGTCTTCACCAAACGGAATCGTAGTGTAGTTGGTTTTGTCGTACTCGCTGATTTTCCCGAGCAGTTCTTTGAGGTAATCACCGAAGAGACCAGCGGCCGCGAGAGCCATGAGCATCTTTGGAATGATTTCAGACTGCATGGTTTTCATCCAGTACGCACCCCGTGATTTTGGAGCAGTAGCAATCTCGTAGTCCGAGCGGACACCTTGGAAAATGGCATTGGCGAAGAGGAACACTTCGTTCATCGACTTCTTATCACGACCACCAGCGAGGAAGTCTGGCGAGCCGACGTACTTGCGAACGAACGAGCGCATTTCGATTGGTGCCATAGTACCTTCAATGGCTTTGACGCCAGCTACCTTCGGTAGTGTTTCAATCATGTTACCAGTTTTCTCAATGAAGTCCATGAGCGCAAACGCCTGTTTGAGAATTGGTGAATTTTTTGTGAGACCAACTTTTTGGCCGAGCAATCCGAGCTTGGTATCTTTTACCTCACGCACTCCCACTTCACGGAGAATACGTTCAATCTGCGCGTCTTCAAGTGACTCGCCTTTAATGATGTCGTTGTAAGTAATCGAGATTACCTTCTCATTTTCGAGTTTGTTGATTAGATCATACGCCTCTTGGTCAGCGACGGAAGGGTTGGCGGGGAGACCAAATGCGCGAATCTTCGACGCCCGCATTGATTGTGAGTAGAGACGCATAGTTTGAAGCACCGTCATATTCGGAACGTTTTTCCAGAATCGCTTCATATCGCGAATCAGGTTGAACGTTTGGAACCCGAGGTTGAACGTAATGAAGAGTGGACGGAATAGATTCGAGTTGAAGAACCGCAAACCTTCGACCATGACGTTCATATTGGCGACTGGTGTCTTTTTAATCGCTTCGGCAATGTAGGCGTCGACGTGGTACCCCTTAACCTTGCCTCCCTCCATGTACGTCACGAGACCAAGCGATTTGTCTTTTGGTTCGAGTGGGTACCCATTTTTATCGAGTGTTGCTTCCGTTACCTCTTCAGGGAAGTTTGCTTTGTAGAACTCGACGGTCTTGCGCGTGACCTTGTTGCGTTCTATAGCACGAATAATGGAGACGGCTTTTTCAATTCCCGTGTTGGCGGGGTTTTCGATATTGTCGAGCGTTCCTTTTTGCTGTTTCACTCCGAAGGTAGTACGTGATACACCAGAATACTTCGCACCTTTGAATGGCACGTAATACGCGTTTTCGTTGAAGAGTTGGTTGAGTTCGTCCGAGTAGATACCCTCCGCAAATCCCTCTTGGAAAATGCCTTTGAGGTTCTCACGGTACTGTACGGCCAGTGATTGCAGTTTGCCGTACTTCTCATCGCCCATGGTGGTACGCATATCGCTTGTTGCCTTGCGGTGAGCTTCGGCGTTCGGCTCTACCTTCCCGACGTCGTCATACACTTCCATGAGTTCTTGTACAAAGTCTGGCTGGTACCCGAGTGGGTTCGCAATTTCTTGGCGGTCACCTTTAGCGACACGTTCGTAAAACATGAGTTCCCCGAGGTCTTCCCATGTGAGTCCGTTTTTCTGAAGTTCTTGGTAAATGGTATTGAATTTCGTGTCAACCTCCGCTTTGATATGGCCACCAAGGTAGTTGCGTTCTTCGAGGTAGTAGGTTGGGTTATCGTCGGGGTTCACGTACGCACCGGCTTTCATCGCTTTTTTCACGTCCTCGCGCACGACTTCCGCAATGTCCACCATTTCAGTTTTGAACTTGAACCACACACTGCGCTCCTTTTCTTCCTGTTTGATTTGCTCTTGAATCTGACGTTCCTTCGATTGCTGTTCGGTCAGTTTGAACATATCAGTGGTCGCTGAACGACGAGACGCAGTAAGGTCTCCCGTACGCAAGAGCGTCTGGAGGTCGAAGTAGGCAGTTTTAACGGCTGGCTTGCGGTCGAGTTGCTCGAAAAAGAGATTGTACGCTGTTGGCGCAATTTCACTGACTGTGCGCGGGTCATTGAAGAGTGCCGAGATGAAGTCGGCGTACACTTCCGGAGCGGATTTTCGGTACGCGAGGTACGACGCGGGGACGGACTCTTCTTCGAATGGACGCCAGTATTTCGAAAGCTGGTACATTTCTTCGCGCAGTTGCTTGTCCGTACGAGTAGTACCGGCTTCGTGGTAGAAATCAGTTCTGAATCCTTTGAGGGTATTCAGTCGGCCAAGCAAATTCCCGCGCGTCATAGTTTTGTCAGGCAGGTAATCGACGAGGTGGCCAATTTCATGCGCAAGCGTCGCCTGAAGCTGTGAGAGATTCTCACGTTTGAAAAGTTCAGGGTTGAGTCCAATTTCCCCGTCGCCTTTCGGATAGAACATACCATTGGCTTTTTTATATTTTCGGAGGAATGGTACATTGCCCGAGAGTTCTTTGGCGAGACCAACGAGTTCTGGGAACTGGAGCGGTTTGAGGTTGTCAGGATTATTCGAGATCACCTCGGTACCGTCACGGTACGTACCAATTGAAGCGTGATTACCCGATTGACGCATCTGCTGAACCATAAACTCTTTTGCCGAGATATTCTCTGCAATAGTGGAGTCAACCTGCTTCTGTTCTTCAGCGGTCAACGTATGCGGGGTAATGACGTTGTCTTTGAATGATGTTTTATTTCCGAAAAGGTACGGCTCGTTCATGTCGGCCACAATTCCGGCCGGTAGTGTCTGGCCAATTTTATTCACGGAATCTTTGAGGTCGACCTTTCGCACAATACCAACGCGGAAAGCCGGTTCGTTTGGCTTGCGAACTTTTTGAGTAATTTTTACCGTATCGCCAACTTTAATTTCGGTTGGTTTGAGGGGAGTATTTTCTCGGTACTTCCCGACGCTCGCATATGACGTGCCTTTGCCCTGCTCGTCGTACTTGATAACACGAAACTCATTCCCACTGCGAGAGAGAGATTCGACTGATACCTGTACAGCATCACCAACTTTGAGGTTGTCTTCAACGAGTCCAAGCGCACTTGGTTTAATTGCAAATGACGTCTTGCCGTTTGACCATGCGAGCACTTTCATAGTTTTGTTCGGCTCGTTATTCCCGTGAGTGAAGGTGACCGTTTGTTCTTCCACTTTCAGAACGGGGTTAGCTTTGAAGTCCGGCGTATTGTTGAGCAACGCTTTTAATCCCGTCTTGGTGACGAGCGGTTTCAGTTTTCCTTGGACACGTGGCGTTGCTGATTCCTGTGGCTGGCCGGAGAAACGATTCACTTTTTTACCCGCGACTTCCGTCTGGGTTTTACTCTCTTTTTCGGTCGGCGCGTTCTGAACTTCTAGTGAGAGTGTGGTTTTATTTGTCCCACTTTTGTCAGGTGTGACACGAGGCTTTTGAGGAATCTCTCCCCCTTGAAGGCGTTGTCCAGTTGTTTGACTGAACCCGTCTTTCGAATAGGTCTGTTTAACATAATCTTCAGTATACCCCAATTTTTTCACGTAGGCAAGTGGGTTCTTCACAAACGTTCCATTGCGTACCATTTCTTTGGCTTGTTCGAGCGAGACCTGTCCACGAGTATCGAGCAAAAATACGTTCTTCGGACTGATTACTTTTTCCGTGAGGAGTTGTGCAATAACGTTTGGGAACCCCGCGTGGCCACGAGCAAACGTCGCATCAGAAATACCACGACCAATTTTATTCTCGCGCTGAATTGTAAACGTTCGGGCACTTTCGAGATTCGGGGTAATGCCGTAAATGCGGACGGTACGGTCGGCGTCCTCGGCCATTTTAATCTGCTTCTTCACCCCTTCGAGGTTGGCCATGTTGGAGTCGTAAATGATACCGGTGAATCCGGCCGCTTTCATTTCCTTGACGAGAATCTCGGTCTTACCAGAACCCGCGCCACCACCAGTGAGCACCACTTCATCTTGGGGAGTCGTTTCAGCCAGTGCCCGCTCATACAGCAAAAACGCCGCCCGTGAGTAGATGGGGTGATTCGCGTCATTATAGTCGTTTCCGAAGTAGTCTTTCAGATCATCTGCTCCAATTACAATTGGCTCGTCTTTCTGTGACGCTGGTTTAATAACCTTGTCCCAATACTCTTCGGCCGCTAATTCAGGCGTAGCTGGGGTCTTACTCGTAACTACCGGCTCGCCATCTGGAGTCGGGTTCTTTTTTTCTTCAATCGCTTGCTTCTGCGCTGGGGTACTCGCAGACTCCGGAATCAGTTCGTACTTGGTATCACCCTTCGACATTTCAAGAATGGTTCCGACTGTCCAGTGTTTCCCGTTGAACGTAACGGCGTCACCAGTTTGGACATCAGCGGTACCATTGTCACTTTCGAGGCCGAGTTTATTTGTCCAGAGACTCTGTGATGTAACGGCTTCCGCTTTTGGTTGCCACTTCTGGAGATACTCCTGTTCGAGTTTAACGAGACGTTCCTGCACGTCAAGTTTCTGGGTCTGAAGTTTTTCACGCTCGACTCCTTTGGCTTCTTTAATTTGCGTAATGATGTCGTTGTACTCACGGTCGAGCACGGTCACTTGGTCAGCGTAGTTATTTGCCCAATCTTCAGTGGCTTTGGCTTGCTGTTCCTTTGAAATTTTCATTTCAGTAACCGGCGGTTTCTCGACAACCGGCGTTTCACTCTTTGGGAAGAGGTCAGTGGGGTTGATTTTCGGTGATTCTGTTGGTTGGGTTTCAGGAGTGATATGGGTAGTTTCCTGTGGAACAGTCGCTGTTGGTGTAACGGTTTCGGTTTGGGTAGCTTGCTCGATTGCCTTTTGCTGTTCGAGGGCGGTACGGGTATCTGGCGTTGTGACTGGCTGGTCAGTGACACCGAGCTTTGAGTGGAGAGACGCCCGAGCAGGGGGAATTGTTGTCGAAGGTAGTCCGGCGCCATTTTCGGTGGCTCCTGGTTCCATGAGGAGGTCAGTAGTACCGCCGAGGACTGAACCGATAATGGCTCCAATCGTTCCCGCTTCGAGCACCCCGTCCCAAATTGGTTTGCCGGTTGCATTGTTCTGAATCATTTGCTGAACGGCTTCCTGTGACCCTTCGACGGGTGCAGAGAGGAGAGCCTTTTTGAGCAGACTCAATTTACTCGTATTGAAAATACCGAGGTGGTTGGTGACCGCGAGGAGAATGGCATTGGCGAGGAATACTTTGGTTGATTCTTCCCCCGCTTTCTGGAGACCGTCCGTTTTTTTGACAGTGTCAAACGTCGAGCCAGCTTCAGACATAGCTTCAAGAGCGGCCGACGCAGACCCTCCGAAAATAGTGGCAATGGCCGGAGATACTTTTGCGAGAATAGAGGCACCTCGCGCTACGCCGATACCTGGGACGTAATAGACCAATGAAGAACCCGCCCCTTCGAGCACTTTTTCCGCAAAGGTTTGGTTCTCGGGAGTAACCCCTGCATTTGTTTTGAGTGCGTCTGCCCATGCTTGGGTTTTATCCTGCGCTTTGTATGCGAATGAGTCAGTCGTATCAGCATACGCTTTGTACGGAGACGTACTCTTGTCCATGACCTGAAGTTTTTTGAAAATGCGGTCAGCGTTGGCGGTGTCTCCAATATCTTTATAGTGCTTGTAGATTTTGAACATATCACTCGACGCCTGAATTTCCGAATTTTGCACGACGTCACTGGCTTTCTGCTCTGCACGGTCACCAACGAGTCGGTCAGCCGTCCACTGAAATGAGCGAAGGAGTTGTCCGGCACCAGCTACGATTCCCGCGTCAGTGACAGCGAGAGCACGTTGGGCACCAGTAGAGTAGCGCGACCAGAGACTTGGGGATTCAGTCGCGGGAGCAACGGGAGCTTTCGGTGTAACCGGCGCACCGCCACCACCAATCCCGAGTTTCGCGTGTAACGCATCAAGACCCGTCGCCCCTTGCGGAACGACTGGTTGCGTAGTGCCTGTCTTATTGAGATCAGCACCAAGAGATTCGTTTGGAGTGACTCCAATTCCCAATTTTGCTCGTACTGATTCTGTTGACATTGTTTAATATATACCGTTATCTGAAGCCTTTTGTAGTAATGCGTAGAATGAGACTGAATCATTCATGGCTTCCGTCATTTCATCAGGAGTGAGACCGAGAGCTTGCCCTTCTGACGTACTCAAAAACCGGCCGACAATTGCTTTCTGGTCTGCGGTTGGTTTGAAAGCACCTGGGGAAGTATCTGTGGTTGTCGCTTTCTTTGGAGCCGGAGCAATGACCTGTACGAATTTCTTGGTACCAGAATCATATTTGAAGTACCCCGTCTCACTCGTTCCCACGAGGTCAGGAGTTTTTGCCCCTGCGCGAGCTTCGAGGTACGAGTTGGTTGAACCAGTCGTACGAGCCGATACCTTTTGTGTTGCTTCAACTTCCGCTTTCTTCAGGAGGTAGTTGAGTTTGGCTTGGTTCACGGTCTGGTCAGTGGTGAAGTCGTTAGTGTTACGAGTCACGAGAGCTTCAATTTCCTTTACCCCGCCGTCATAGAGGTCTTGTAACGTTTTGGCTTGTGCCAGTTTGTTGTTGATTGTCGCTTCTGCTTGGGCGAGAACAGTGCGACCACGACCGACGCGAGACGTTTCCGTGAGGAATGGATTCTCGTCGATTTTGCCAGTTGCTTCAGTGAGGTTGGCGCGGTCACGTTCGATACTCGTATTGATTGCTTCAATTTTCTTTTTAATGTCCCCGAGACCACTTGTCTTATAGGCTGTGTCGTATACCTGTTGACTCGATTGGCTCGGTTTCTTAAAGACATCTCCTTCGAGAGCAGTGATTCCGAGTTCCTTGGCAATAGCGTCTGTTTCTTCTTTTGAGACAGAGTTCTGCGACTGCATCAAGGTCATATATTCCTGAATGGACAGACCAGCTTCCCCTGCTTTTTTAGCGAGGTCAGCATTGTTTTGCTCGCGAATCTGGTCGGGAGTTTGAACTGTGGTGGGAGTAGTGACTGGCGTTGCTCCTGGGGTGGCTTGTGGTGTTGCTCCGCCGAGGTTAATACGCTGGCCAACCTGAATCATGTTCGGGTTCGTGATGCCTGGATTCAGTGCCATGAGTTGCTGGAGACTCATACCGTTTTTCGCGGCAATGCGACTCAACGTATCGCCACTAACGACAGAATACTGACCAGTCCCCGTTGTAGGGGGAGTGACTACAGGTGCCGTTGGAGGAACAGGAGTAGTCACAACCGGCTTGGTTGGCGTTGTCACTGGAGTGGTCGTAACTGGTGGAGTTGTTACTGGTGTTTTTGGCATACCAATAGTCGGCTCTACTTTCGGAGGAGCCGGAGGTGGTGGAATGTACGATGGCGTAGAGTTTGCGGTGGTAAGACTCGGAGACGTGAGTGAAGCGAGTTTGGTACGGTAGTCCTGTATGTCAAATGAGGTGATTGGTGCAGGAGGCGTGCTCGAACCAATCGTCAAAGTTTGCCCGACTTTAATCAGATTCGGGTTCGTGATGTTGTTTGCCTTGGCAAGCGCATCAACCGTCGTATTGTTTGCTTTCGCAATTGCGCCAAGCGTGTCTCCACTTTTTACGGAATATGTTGTTGCCATTTTTAATAATTAAAAGTTCCTATACTTGCGTTCCCATTGACGCCAGTCGGGAAAAGATTCGGGACGTCAAACATTGGACGGTTTTTACTCTGTTCGATTGCGTGACCTTGGTTTTGCTGTGAGGCAAGGAGGTCAAGAATAGCACGCGCCTTTTTAATTTCCACTTCAGCTTGCTGGGGGTTCTTCTTTTTTTCTGACGCGAGAATTTCAGCGTAGGCGAAGAGCACACATGCTTCATTCCCTGACGACTCTTCGTTATCTGTGTCTGGAGAGAATGGGAGCAGGTCGTTATCGCCCGAGAGTTGACGGAATCCACGTCGGCCGTAAATATCAATAACCTGTCCGGCACTGGCCATGTTCTTGTTGAAGAATAAGAGACGCTTAAATTCCGCCCAATATAGACCTTGATCTGTTGGGTTATCTTGGAACCACTTTTTGAACGAAGCGAAATTCTTTTTGGTGAACTCCTGACCGTTAATGGTCAGGTAGTAGATGCTCGATGGCAGAATATCCTGCGGGTAGGCCACGTACCCGTTAGTAATATCTCCAGCCCCAAGCGTAGCCGTTTTCGAGTGTTCGGCGAAATCCCAAAACGTATAGTCATACGCTTGCATGGCACCTTGGTTCACGTAGTATTGCAAATCCTCGTCAGTAAAGAGGTCATTGTATGCAATGTCGGCATAACTGATATTGAGCTTTTTTGCGAGAGCTTTTTTCGCTTCAAGATTGACCATTTATATAGTGAAATTATAACATACCTAGGTTAATGCTGTGTACCGCCATGTCTGATTAACGTAGACGTAGAGCCGGTATGTCCCTGCGTTTTCGTAAATAACAAACTGCTCCACAAAATTCTTCGGCACGTTGGTTGGTGCCGTCGAAACTGGCTTCTTTACTACACGAAGCATGGCCATGATGGACGGAAATTGCTCGGCCAACGTCTCGGCTGGTTTTGTTGGAGTAGTAACAGGGTCTGTCGCTGGGGGGACAAACTCGATACCTTTATTTTTTTGCAGATTTTCGAAGGTTGATTGTTCCATTTTTATATAACGCCAGTGTCATCATACACGAAGTAGAATGGTTTAATTTCGAGTGGAATAGTGGCATCTTCAATGTCGATTTTGACCATGTACTGTTTCCCTTCAATTTTATTTTTAATGTTGAAGTAGAGCATTTTTGGGTCAATTCTGGTGATGTTAGTGAACACCTTGGACGAGACCAACTCAAATTTCGTTCGGAAGAACGTATCATTCGCAAGACTCATGAATGGGAGGGCACGGTCGAGCGTATAGGTAACTGTTGCACCAGAACCAGAGCGGGCAGTGATGTTGCGTGAGTAGCCACCATTGGTACCGTTCACAAATTCCAGTTCGTCCCCCACTTCAGCGACACCATACAGCGTTTCATCAACCACAATTTCAGTGGCTACAGTCTGGAGCGTCTTCACGACCCCGTAGGTAAAGATTTGCTTGTTAATAGGACAGACTTTCACAGCCACTTCGAACGAGAATGGTGAATCGAGGAGAGCAGAATACGCCGGAGAGACTCCGAGGTTCAGTTTGACTGCTTCTGCGTACTTGATATTGTCGCCAATCCCAACCGCGTTACTAATAAACGTCGGGGTAGCACACTGCGACGACTGGTCGACGTAGGCGAGAGAGTCGGTTTGTCCCACGTAGATTTTGTTGTAGGTACTTCCGTAGAACAGCATACGAACTTTGTTCGAAACTTGGTCAAAATCAGCCCGTGGAATGTACTCGACCATTTTAGTCACGAGATTCATGCGGTAAACCCCTTCACGACGCTTCCCGTAGTACGAAAAGTTGGTGATGAAGTAGAGGTCATTCTCGACAACGAACGATGTCTGTGGAAGTTGCTGAAGGGGGAGCGGGTCAATGTCCATGTCGAGGACTTTATTCGTAAGGAGCGTCAGCGAGTAGCCATTGGTCGTGAAAAATTCTCGGGAGGTAATCACAATCCAGTCTCCGTTGTTTTTACAGAGAGAAACCAGCCGGTCATTGAGTGGAATCCATGGCGCAATCGAGCGAGTTGAGTAGTTGTCCCATAAAACGAGGTACCCTTTCCCTTGGAAGTTACACCCAATCAAAATACCGTTGTTCCCGCGGTGAATGGAGAGAATCTCAAAACCAGTTGGGAGACTAAATGCCGGAAGAGCATCAGTCGTAATAGTATCAGTCAGGGTATTGAGAGTTGTAATGTTATTGCGTCGTCCAAAAAGTACTGTATCTTCGTACGTTTCAGTTGGAATATATGGAACATTCCCTTCAGCGGTAGCGGTACCAATTGAAGTTCCAAAATCTTTCCAGCTTTCTGTCCATGCAATTTGAATATCAGGGAAGTATGAACCAGTCGTGAGATCAAAGTTATTGTAAAGTACGATGTTGCTTGCGTCAATAAAGGTTTTAATTCGATAGAAATAAACGTTCGAGCCACTTTGCACCGTGAGGAATTGTTCTACCATACTCGCATCAAAAACTGTCCCCGCAGTCCGCACGACATTTTTTGAACCGTTGGTAAAGGTACACGTATTCGAGACTGAAGAAATCGCGGCGTCAAACATACCGAGGTACCGACGTCCTGGGTAAAGCAAGCGGTCTTTTTGGTCGACAATCAATCCTCCCATAACACCAGTATAAAAGTGTGAAGCACTGTTATCGTCCGGGCGAATCATTTCGACTCCTTGAATACCGTCACGAGAGCGCAAAATATGTCCGTCACTATTCAAAGCATAAAGAACCGGGAATCCGTTTGAAGAAGAACCGCTAAAAGTTTGTTTACTACGACCGTTCACAATGTGGCTAATCGCTCCGAATGATGTGTACTGCGGGAATTTTGTACTGTTTTGCTGGAAGTCACTCCACCATTTGTACACGAAAGGTGACGCAATCATGCCGTTCATTGAACGAGAAAAGCCTGCCGACCGGAAGTGCTCCGCGACTTGCTCTTGTTTTCGATTGCCGAAGCCTCCGAGTTGTGAAATGAGTTCCGCTTTAATGGCCATTATGCGTTTTTGATTGCATTGAGTAATGCTTTCTTTGCGTCAATCTCTGCTTGAATACCAGCGATACCAGAGCTTTTCATGATGTCGTCCCGCATTTGTTCGAGGTCAGCAATCTCCTGTTTGAGACCTGCTTTACTTACGCGCCGAGTGTTACTCTCGGTGACGTCGTAGTTGTCTGCAGATACTTTAATGATGGTTGGTTCCATTGATATTGTGATTAAAACTTATCAGTCCACGTGTTGCTTCCCGCGCTCGGATTGTCCGTCCATGTGTTACTAGGAGTATACACCTTATCGACGAATGGGTCAGTAGCTGTACCGTACTTATCTGTGAAATTGTTGCTTGGTGTAAAGACGTGGTCAGTGAATGGATCGGTCTGTACGGGGAATTTTTCGAACCAGAATGGTGGAATTTGGAACTCGACGAGAGCTGGGTAGAATGGGTGGATATGTCGGTACGAACGCTTCTGTAGCTGTGGTTCCTGAAGCGGAGCAAACCAACGGTCGAGCGGAATGACGGGAGCCGGTGGTACAAAAACAAACTCGGTGACCGTGAGAGTTGAGGTTGGCTGTGGTCGGCGACGGAAGATTTGCACAATTGGTGCGTACCACTTGTCCATGGTTACGTTTTCACGCACTTCAATAAACGCAAACGATGGGTAGCTCGCCCGAGTTGGTCGTTTTAATGTTGGGAACACCGACTCACGGAACCACTTGTCGACGGTAATGACTTTGTTCGATGTGGCAGGGAGAAGTGGATTAAAGTTTGCCTGGTACTGTACCTGTCTCGTGACGATAATCGTTGCATCAGTGCCCGAGAAGGTTGGAACGTACGAAACAGTTTGCGCTGGACTGAATGGGTCTTGAATGTCAGAGCGTGGGTATCGTTTCGCGAGCGTGTTTGGTTGCACAATAGCTGAAAACCACTTGTCGATGGTGATTGTCTCTGGTGTAGTCGTAAAATTCGGGACAAAAGTGAGACTGTCGAAGTTGAGGAATTGAGGACGACGTACCGGCATGACCTGATTCTGAAGCCATTTATCAACAGTGATAGTTTCGACGTTTACAATTGGGAGAGGAACGAAGAAAACCTCGCTTGGTGGAGCGATTCTAGCTCGTCTGGCTGGCCATTCGTTGCTACCCTGCCAACCAGCCGAAGAGACCGGCAACAGGCTTAAAAGGGCATCAGTGAAGACCGAGGGGTACGTTTGGTGGAACTTCAGGCGTCGAACGGGGACTTCTTGGTTCCCCCGCCACGCATCGACTGGAATGAGTGGTGGTTTTTGGGTGTAAAACGTGTACGGGAAGGTAGCAAAACTTTTCAGGCGTCGAACGGGGACTTCTTGGTTCGC